CAGTCTATGTTACAGAAGGACCATTCGACAGCACGTTCATTCGCAACTCGATTGCTATGTGCGGAGCTGATGCTGATATCAGTCGTTGGGGGATTAGCAATCCTGTGTGGATTTATGATAACGAACCCCGCAACAGAGAAATTACAAACCGAATATCTAGGACCATCGATTCTGGTCAGTCGGTAGTCATCTGGCCAGAGAGCATAGATGATAAAGACATAAATGATATGGTAATGAATGGACTGGATGTGCAGTCTGTGATAGAATCAAACACATACTCTGGACTAGAAGCAAAACTTAAATTTACTACCTGGAAGAAGATATGACGAATGGCACCAAGGTTAAAAAGAGAGACGGAAGAATTGAACCTCTTGACCTAGAAAAGATGCATTTGATGGTTGAAGAGGCAACAAAGGGTCTTGCAGGGGTCTCTGCAAGTCAAGTTGAGATCCAGTCCGGTATTCAATTTTATGACGGAATTACCACTGCAGAAATCCAAGAAATTTTGATTCGTTCTGCCTCTGATCTGATTGATTTAGAGCATCCTAACTATCAGTTCGTAGCAGCACGTCTTCTTTTGTTTAGTCTTCGCAAGAGTCTATATGGCAAGATAAGAGAACTTCCTCATTTAGAGGATCACATCATGGACTGCACCACTAAAGAAGTTTATGATAAGGATATTTTCCTCAAGTATTCAAAGGAGGAAATTGATAAGGCAAATTCCATGATTGATCATGGTCGAGATTTTGACTTCACCTATGCTGGCTTACGTCAAGTTGTAGATAAATATCTAGTACAGGACAGAAGTTGTGGAGGAGTCTATGAGACTCCACAATTCATGTATATTATGATTGCCCTCACAATCTTTGCTGAGTACCCAAAAGATACTCGCATGTCATACGTAAAGAGGTACTATGACGCAATCTCCAGACACCGACTCAACATTCCCACACCTATCATGGCGGGAGTGCGAACTCCACTTCGACAATTTGCTAGCTGTGTTCTTGTTGATGTTGATGACACCCTCGATAGTATCTTTAGCTCTGATATGGCAATTGGCAAATATGTTGCACAAAGAGCGGGAATCGGTATTAACGCGGGTAGAATCCGTGGTATCAACAGCAAGATCCGAGGCGGAGAGGTTCAACACACAGGTGTGGTCCCCTTCCTCAAAAAGTTTGAATCAACTGTGCGATGCTGCACACAAAACGGTATCCGAGGTGGGTCAGCGACTGTCCACTTTCCAATCTGGCATCAAGAAATAGAGGACATTATCGTTCTTAAGAATAACAAAGGCACAGAAGACAATAGGGTTCGCAAACTTGACTATTCAATCCAGATTTCAAAACTTTTCTACGAACGTTTCATTGCGGATGGAGAAATTAGCTTATTCTCACCGCATGACGTACCAGGTTTGTATGATGCTTTTGGTACTGATTCATTTGACGATCTCTATGTGGGTTATGAATCAGATGAGTCTATTCCAAGAAAGACTATCGGAGCACAGAAACTCATTCTGGACCTCCTAAAAGAACGTGCAGAGACTGGTCGTGTCTATATCATGAATATCGATCATTGTAATTCTCACTCTTCATTTAAGGATAAAGTAAACATGAGTAATCTCTGCCAGGAGATCACTCTTCCCACGGATCCTATCAATCATATTGATGATGAGTATGGTGAGATTGCACTGTGTATCCTTTCTGCTATCAACGTTGGAAAAGTTCAATCTGATAAAGAACTAGAAAACCTCTGTGATCTATCGGTTCGTGGACTGGAAGAATTGATTGACTATCAAGAGTATCCTGTAAGGGCAGCAGAACGTGCTACAAAGGCACGGAGATCCCTTGGAATCGGTTTTATTGGTCTGGCACACTATCTTGCTAAACTTGGGTTTAATTATGATTCACAAGAGGCATGGGATGCAGTTCATGGACTCTCTGAATCTTTCCAGTATTACCTTCTGAAGTCTTCAAACGCATTGGCTAAAGAGAAAGGTTGGTGTGCAGACTTTGGTCGCACTAAGTATGCTGATGGAATCCTTCCCATCGATACATACAAGAAGGATGTAGACGAAATTTCTCCACAGGAGTTAGAACATGATTGGGAGTCTCTTAGAGCATCTATCTCCGAATACGGTTTACGGCACTCAACACTGTCCGCACAGATGCCATCGGAGAGCAGTTCCGTTGTGTCTAACGCAACAAATGGAATCGAACCACCTAGAGACTACCTGTCCGTTAAGAAGTCAAAAAAGGGGCCTCTTAAACAGATTGTCCCTCAATATGGATCTCTTAAAAACAGTTATACGCTCCTTTGGGATATGGAGTCCAATCGTGGTTATATTAATGTTGTTGCTGTGATGCAGAAATTCTTTGACCAGGCAATTTCTGGTAACTGGAGTTACAATCCTGAGAGGTATCCTGATAATGAGGTTCCAGTGTCCACCATGGCACAAGACTTTTTGACTACATATAAGTACGGTTGGAAAACCTCCTACTATCAAAATACTCATGATATGAAGAATGATGAGGTAGTAGAAGAAAAACCAAATTTAGATAACCTGTTAAACGAATTAGAACAAGCCGAGGAGGGAGAGTGTGAATCCTGTGCAGTTTAAGATTTCATCCGTAGAGGATAACAATATGACTAAAGTTAAGGGCATGACGGTCTTTAACACTGAACAAGTAAATACTAAAAAGCAACCAATGTTTTTTGGTCAACCTCTGGGAGTACAGAGGTATGATTCTTACAAATATCCAGTCTTCGATAAACTCACTACACAACAGTTGGGTTATTTCTGGAGACCAGAAGAAGTTTCACTGCAGAAGGACCGTGGGGATTATCAAACACTTCGTCCAGAACAAAAGCATATCTATACCTCTAACCTCAAGTACCAGATTATGCTTGACTCCATTCAAGGGCGTGGTCCTGGGATGGCTTTTATCCCTTACTGCAGCCTACCTGAACTAGAGGCATGTATGGAGGTCTGGGGATTCATGGAAATGATCCATAGTCGTTCCTATACCTACATTATTAAGAATGTCTACAGTGACCCCTCAGAGGTCTTTGACAAGATCGTAACTGATGATCGCATTTTGGAACGTGCAAGCAGTGTTACAGCAGCATACGATGACTTTATTGGTAGTGCTCATCAGTATGACAATAGCACCATGTGGCAACTTGCTAATGAGGGTCATATTGCAGGTAAATTCGACCGTTATGAACTGAAACGTAAACTTTATAGAGCAGTTGCAAATGTCAACATACTGGAAGGAATCCGTTTTTATGTCTCTTTTGCTTGTAGTTTTGCTTTTGGTGAACTTAAACTCATGGAAGGTTCTGCCAAAATCATCTCCCTTATTGCACGGGATGAGAACCAACACCTCGCCATCACTCAAAACATTTTGAACAAGTGGGCACAGGGTGATGATCCTGAAATGAAGAGGATTATGAAGGAAGAGGAGGAGTGGACTTATAAGGCATTTGACAATGCTGTCAACGAAGAGAAACGTTGGGCAGACTATCTGTTCAAAGATGGATCGATGATTGGTCTAAATGACAAACTCCTACAGCAATATGTTGAGTGGATTGCCAATCGTCGATTGGTAGCAATCGGATTGAAGAGACAGTATGATGTTCCTGCTAAGAACAACCCACTGCCCTGGACACAGCACTGGATCTCTTCTAAGGGTCTTCAGGTAGCACCACAAGAGACAGAAGTTGAGTCTTATGTGGTTGGTGGTATTAAGCAAGATGTGAAAAAAGACACATTCAGTGGTTTTCAACTCTGATTTTTGCTTAAATAGGGGGAGACGCATCCCCCTAATGCCAAGAAATCAAATTTCTGCAATTGAATTTAAGACAAGAGTTCTAAAGATAAAGAATGAACTCTTTTGGGAGGAACACCAATACAGTGAAGAATCTAGAAACCTAGCACATAAATATCTCAATATGGTGCTGGACGCAATTGATGAGTATCGATTATGAAAATCCATGGAGATATGGTGAGAGACCTTTTACTAGTGACGATATTCACGACTTTTATGGTTTTGTGTATAACATTACCAATCTCACCAACCAACGACAATACATTGGGCGAAAGTATTTTTGGAGTCATCGAAAACCTCCGGGGAAGAAACGCCGAGTAAAAAAAGAATCTGATTGGAAAAAGTATTATGGGTCTTGTCCAGAACTTAGGGAAGATATTGAAAGAATCGGCAAACATAATTTTAGTAGGACTATCCTCAGCCTTCATAAAACAGCTGGCAAAACAAACTTTGAAGAGACGAGACAACTCTTCATCCACGGAGTCCTCACCGAATCCCTTGACACAGGAGGACCTGCATACTACAATAGTAACATCCTCAGCAGGTACTTCCGAAAAGACTACTATGATGGAGACTGAAGAAATCGTTGCCGACGTTCGACAGTGGGCAATCAATAAAGTTCAAGAGTACAATGGTAAAGGTATAGAAAGAATTTATGATCAATTTGCAATCATGGCAGAGTTTGATGAATGGTTTGATCCCAAAGAAGATTTAGAGGTTGTATCACTTGACGAAATCTCAAGAGAGCAGTATGATGACTTTGTTGATTATTCAGACGGTATCGAAAGAGCATAATCAACTGCGGTAATCCCCTTAGTGGTTCAGGATTAGCGGCGATAGGAACCACTAATGACTCAGTAGCTCAGCTGGATAGAGCAACTGCCTTCTAAGCAGTCGGTCATAGGTTCAAATCCTATCTGAGTCGCTGGGCATTGGGAGAGACCACCACCACCTCCTCTCTCATGTAAGACCCGACCCGCGGAGTTAGTTCAGCGGTAGAACGCTATCCTTCCAAGTTAGATGTCGTCGGTTCGATTCCGATACTCCGCTTTCCTTCTT